GAGAGATCAGTTTAATGCTCAGAACTCTCTTGTCATTTCTCAGTCTAATGCTCAGTGGCGTCAAACAGTAGCTACTGCCAGTACTGCTGCTCAGAACATTTCTAACCTAGAGTATACAAAGAACACTAACGCTATCACAGGTGCAGCTCTTGATCAGATTTGGCAAAGGGAGCGGGACTTAATGGACTTTGCTTTTAAAAGCTCAGAGGGACAACTAGATCGTGCTAACTCTATCCTACTCTCTAAGCTTAGTGATACAAGTCAGAAGTCAGCTCTAAAGCTACAGATGGATATGCAAGCAGACCAAGCTAAGGGAGCTGTACTAGCTAACATTGCAAGTACCCTCCTATTTGGATAAGGAATAAAAAATGATTGAGAACTCTATCAAGCAGTTTCGTGCCCAACGTAATTCTCGTGGGCGGCGTGAAACACCTGACACAGTGAGTACCTCTAAGCAACGTATTGGGTTAGCTCAGAGGGAGATTGCTAGATCAGAGGATGAAACTAGTCGTGCTCTCCAACGCATGGGGCAAGCACAGGAAGCTGAGTATAGTCCTAAGGACAGTATCAATAGTTGGATGAGTAACATTGACGAGTTACGCGCTGAGCGAGCGAGTAGAGAACAGAGTACTACAGGTGCTCTGGACATGAGTCCTATTGAGAACACTTCCTCTGGTAGTCGCCCTCGATCACGAAGTGGAGTAGGCGATAGTACGTACGCTGAAGAACTCAGACAGGGCCTGGTAGACAGAGGTCTTGAGCCGCACGTTGCTGCTGGTTTCGTTATGAACTTCAAAGATGAGTCTGGTCTTGACTCAGGCATCAACGAGCTTGTACCTTTGGTCCCAGGGTCTCGTGGGGGTTTTGGTCTCTACCAACTCACTGGGCCACGTCGTGTTGAATACGAAACCTTTGCTGACAGCAGGGGTGTACCTTATTCAGATACAGATGCTCAACTTGACTTCTTGATGATGGAACTGGAAGGCTCTGAGTCTTCTGCTGCTGGTAAAATCTTTGCGACGAGCACAGCTGGTGAGGCTGGGGCTGCGATTGTAAACCACTTCCTTCGTCCCTCTCCTGAATACCGTCGCTCGCGAGCAAGCAGATACTTAGGCGCAACCTAAAGGTAACCCATGAAACAATTTGATGCCCCCATCCCCGGCCAGTCTCTCACTAACGAACCTAAGAATCACCCTTGGGAACGTCCACCTGAGACTTCTAATCCTGATGAAGCTATTGTTCATCACTTAACTCGATTAGGTAACCCTAAGGTTCTCGATAGTATTCTTGATGGTGTGGCCCAAGGTATGCCTGTGTCTTTGTTTACAGAGATGGTTCTTACAGGAGCAGTGTCTCAAGGGATTCACAGTATCGACATCTCTATGATGATTGCCCCTGTAATTCAAGACTACATTGTTACTCTCCTTGAAGACGAAGGGGTAGAGTTTGAAGAGTTCTTTGAGGAAGATGGTGACGAAGACATACGTAAGAGTATTGCTCTGTCTAGCGCCATCACAGGTTTAAAGACTAAGAAGCCTGAAGCTGATGACCTTGAGTCTGCTGAGGTTACTCCTACAAGTATGGAAGAAAAAGCTCCAGAAGATAAACCTAAACGCGGTGGCTTGATGTCACGAAAGGAAGTATAATGAGTTCTTTTGCAGCAGGGTTCTTTGGGCAACTCAATAATGATATCACAAACCAGAAGCAGTACATCCGTGCCCGTGTAGATGAGGACCGTACATACCTACGTGAACAAGGTCTGAAGCGTCAAGCAGGTATTCAAGAGCAACGTGGTGCTTACGAACGAGCAGCTACTAGTCTTATCCGCCGTGGTGCTGATGAGCGTACAGTCCTCGGTACTCTAGAGATGGACCCCCAAGGGTTGATGATGGTGTACTCCGACACTAAAGATGATAACAGAATTACAGGAAACAACCTTAACGATATGATGTCTATCGCTGCTGACTACCGTAGCGAGGCCTCTATGGAGGAAATCCTTACTTCAATCCTACCTACTGCACAAGAGATGCCTAACGACACAGACCCAGTGACATCTCGTCGTCGCTCTATTGGTTCGTGGCTTGGACTCAACGTTGATGAAGCTCTGTCTAACGAAGTATACAACCAACAGATTGTTGGCGGGATGACTGGTGACCAGATTATGGCTAGTATGAACCTACCTATTCAGGCTCAAGGTTCTAACGAAGGTGGAGTGACTTACGACTTTACAGCTCCTGTTTCTGCTGAGCCTATGAGAGCTGCTGACTTTAATGCTCATATGGCTACTGCTAACTCAGACTATGACCTAGAGTCTATGGTCTTAGAGATAGACGAAGCTATCAACAGTGCTAAAGTAGATAACGCAGATGTAAGTACAGAGGAGGGTGTAGCTAGAGTAGCTGAGCTAGAGTCTACTAAGGCAGGTCTTATGGCTGCTGACTCTCTAAACGGTGTCCTACGTCTAAACGCTATCCTTGAACTTGGTATCACTCCTGGACCTAACACCGTTATGCTACGCGACAGCCTAGGTACAAGCTTGTTTAACTCAGAGTCTGGTTCTACTGCTGCAACACTTAATGTTCTGCTTGGTAACTCAGGAGAAGACACGTCAGATGCCGCTATAAATGCTAGTGGTGTGCCTGGTGGTTCAGCTGTTGATCCTAGTGGTGTGTCTGCCAATCCAGCTGGGACTCCTCTTGCGCTTACTGAAGAGACTGTACGGCCTCGGTCTCGTCCGTCTACCCTAACTGCAAACACTCCTGAAGAAGCTGGTTTAATTGCTGAAGGTATCTTTGCAGACACAGAGGTAGACCGGGTTGAAATTATTCTTAGGGGTGAGCCTATTATAGTCACTAGAAAACAGGTTCCTCCTTTGAGTATTGAGGAAAGTGATGACAGGGCTTCTCTTACTGCTGCTTTTAATGGAAATGACCAAGGTATACTCGATGACGAGCTAATCTCCTTCACTGAGAAGTATGGGCTAGAAATGGCTAGAGCTCATATTAAATCTATCCCTTCTCAACCTGACGTAAACCCTGATGACCAAACTCTTATAGAGGCTTTAGAGTCTGAAACCACCCCGGTTACCTTAGGTACAAATGTTAGTGGTATGCGTCCTCGTTCAAGACCCGGTCAGGAACCCCTTGCTGTCCTTGAAGGAGCAGTAAGCAGTATGCGCCCTCGTTCAAGACCAGATCAACTGGGCCAGACAGACCAAAGACCTGAGTCTGCTGTATTATCTGCTGTAATAACTGGCATAGAAGATATAAACAGTCCTGAGTTTGAGGAGGTATTCACTGCTCTTTTACGTGAAGAAGACTTAAACGTTAGAGATGAAATGGTTACTTCTGCTGTAGGCATCCTTAGGACTCTAGAGACTGTACCTGAAAACGTAGAGACTTTGCTTTTGCTCTTAGATACTTTTCGTCAACCAGTCAGACGTAATCCTTTAACAGGACCTGGTCGCGCTCCTACGCAGCCAACCCTGTGGCAGGCACCTAACGAAGACAGGAATGACCCTGTTAGTATACCGGCGGATAAGAACTTTGATGATGACTTCAATAGAGTAGCTCCCGTAGGCCCAGGGTCTGGACTTGACGAGTTGGTAAGTATATACTACGATACCCTCGTAAACCAAGACGCAAGGGGTGGCCCTCCAAGCCCTGCTCGTTCTCTCGAAGGTTCGGGTGTAAACCAGTTAGTTAACAGCTACTACGACTTGCTTGTTAACGAGGACATACGACGCAATAGTTCAAATACAAGGTAAATAGATGTCAAGATACTCTCACCTCCTAAAAGACTCTGAAGAAGGTCAACCTAACAGAGGACCACTCACTGTATCAAACCTCTTGGACGACGACAAGTTTAGCACAGTCGCTGCCTACATGGAGGACCGTAACGGAATGACAGAGGATGACTACTCTCGTGAAGAGATTAGAGATTCCTTTGTTAACTCTATGCGTGGGTTTAACTCTGGTAACTCTATTGACGTTATTCAGGAGATGAACCACCTTTACAAAGGTGAAGGAGCAGAGCTGGACTCACGTAGGGCTACTGCTGGTTCTGCTTATGACCTTTGGGACTCTCTTGGTGGAGCGTTTAATGAGAACACAACTGCTGGGGAGAGGTTTGATGCGGTAGGAGACTACGCTAGGTCCATCATACTTGACCCTGTAAACGCTGTGTCTCTTGGCTTCGGTAAAGCCGGGGGTGCTCTTGCAACCCGTAGTGCTACTCAGGCTCTTAAGTCTGTGGCTCGCGCTGCTGGTGAAGCTGCGTCTAAAGCTGCTATCACCCGTGGTGTTTCTAAGAAAGCTGCTGCTCAGGTTGCTAACCAAGCTCGGTCACGGGTAATGACTAGGGGTTTTCAAGAGTTGGGTACTGAAGCTGGTCAAACAGCTGGTCGTCGTCGTGTAGTGGGTGACATTGTAGGTAGCTCTGTGTTAGATTCTGCTGCTGGTGTAGCTGCTGACGCTGGTATACAAAGTGTAGACCGTATGTCAGGTCGTCAGGAGGGCTACAACGCTACTCAGGGTGCCATCTCTGCACTCGGGGGTGTCGTAGGGGGTGGACTACAAGGTGGCCTTCTGATGACCCGTGGGTGGAGTCCTACCAACACTGCTGGTACTAGCCTCCAGAGGGGTGAGGAGAAGTTTGAAGAAGCTCTTAAACGTGTGGACGAAGCCGAGGGTGCTGCTGCTCGTGTAGCAGAGACACAAGAAGATGAAGTTGTACAACAATCACTACGTAACTTTCTCACTCCTTTTGAGGAGTTGGTTGCTGCTGGTCGTGGGGTTGATGCAGAGGGTATCTCACCCGTTGAGTTTGTAAAGTTCTACGGAGGACTGAAGAGTTTCTTTAACGACGCTGGTATTCCTATCGACTCTCTAAACGCTAGACTAGGTCAGCGTAGGGCTGGGTGGTACAGCGATGTTATTAAAGATGAGAACTTTCCTTCTGAGTGGAGAGAGCAGATTGAGACTCTAGTCGATGGTGTCTTCCAGAATGCTGACGGTAAGGTTTTAGACCTTGACGAGATTCTGGCAAAAGGAGCTGAGGTAGCCAGTGTGTCTGGTTCTGTCCTTGGCAGCCTTGGGGCTGCTAAACGGTCAAGGGCTTTTGTACCCGATGGCACCCCTGATGCTGACGTTGTATCTGTGGGTGTTAAAAACATGACTGGTGGTAAAGAGCTGGATGGACCTGACGGTTTTAAACAATGGTCTAGTAACTTCCAGAATGGTTTCATTCGTATGCTTGTTACCCACCCTGCTACTACAGCTCTTAACGTTGTTGGTTGGGCTTACGCTAGTGCCATGCAGTCCACTGTTGATATGATGAAGGGCACTCTCTACGGAGGTTACTCTGTGTTAAAGAACGCTGTGGGAGACTCTGTCGGTGCCGCTGACTATCGTCGTCTAGCTGGTAACGCTTACAAAGCACAGGTCAATAAGTTTAGAAACCTTGTTAACCCCCAAGGTACTCGGGATGAAACACTGGACTACCTTATGCACCGCCCTGAGGCGCAGAAGGCTATGTTTAGCTATCTCTCTGGTGGTGTTGATAACGGAGACACACTAGCTAAGGTTAACCGTATAATCGACGACAGCCCTGATCCACGGACAGGAATGACGAAGGCTATGGATTTTGCTCAGACTATGTATGGAGTTACTGCTCAGGACATGCTGACTAAGTCACAAGAGTTTATGTACGCCTTAGACCTAAACATCCGTAACAAATACAACATGTCTTACAACGACTTTATGCAGAGAGACGACATCTTTACTCTCCTTAAGGACCCGCAGAAGGGTGCAAGCTATCAGGACTTCATGGAGATAGAAGCGCTTGCTGTTGAACAATCCCTTGGTAACGTCTTTGCACGTAAGTTTGGTCAACGTAACTCCGGTACAAACCTTGAGTTTGTTGCAGACATTCTAGAGGAAGCCCGTAACGTTCCTGTCCTCGGTGCTCTGATCCCTTTCGGCCAGTTCTTCAACAACTCTATTGTCTTCATGGCGGATCACACAGGTATCTCCCTTGCTCTAAAACCCTACACTAAAACAAGTAAGTCGGGTATGGAGCTGCTTACAAGGGCTGCTGCTGGCTGGGGCCTTATAGCTGTAGCAACTATAAAGGAAATGGACAACCTTGAGAATGGACTCGCTTGGCACGAAGAGCGTAACTCTGACGGTAAAGTTGTGTCTAGACTCTATGACTTCCCTCTTTCTTTCTGGAAGATTATTGGTCGTATGGGTGCTCACATGCAAAGAGATGGCGGGGTGCCTCGGCCTTTGTATCAAGAGTATCTTGCCACGTTCGCGCTACCTTCTGTTACCCGTGGACTAGGGGACGCAGCTGGAGGTGTGCAGCAACTGGCTGAAGATATATTCGCTGGTGAAGCAGGTTACGGCGACGTAATACCTGTCACCCTGTCGGCTACTATAAACATGTATAGCTCAGGTGGTACTCGTTTCCTTGATCCAATCAACACTGCTATGGCTTTCTCTGAAGGAGAGGACTATGTTTCTCCTGCACGTAACATCGGTAACAAACACCTAAACAATGCACTACGGTACACTGACCAGATCGTTGACAGTATAATCGGTTTGGAGAACATACCTGTTGTTGGTGAAGGCATAGCTAAAGCTTACAGCACACAGAACTTCAACGCTACAAACAACAGGAACATTGGGGTAAACCCAGGGCGTATCTCAGGTTCAAGAGAGGTTCCTGTTACATCCTCCATTGGTCGTCTCTTTAATGACATTGGTAAGCCTCAATGGCAGACTAACATTCGTATGGAAAACAAGGAAGCACAGGAGGTTTACGAACAATTTATCTTCCCGTTGCTTGAGTATAGGGCTGACGAGCTTTTGAGTAATGGTCGTTGGGCTGCTCGGAGCTTACCTGAAAAGGAGCAAACACTTAAAGACATCATGTCTATGGTTAAAGCTGAGGTTAAGGAATCTTTTGCTAACGCTCCATCAGGCCCAAGGGCAGAAGCTGGACTTATCATCAACATTAACAACCTTAAGAACCAGGGTAGTCAAGCGTTTAGTGATATGCTAGCAGTGTTTGGTACTGATGAAGAAAGCCTTGGGGACTTAAGCATACCTCAGCTACAGCTACTCTTTGATAGTGTCCAGAGTTCACAAGACGCCGAGGGTCGTAGAGACAAAGCTGTGTTTGACTAAACAAAAAAAGAGGGGGAACTTTTACGGCTCCCCCTCAGTATTACTCTTCAATCATGAGGTCTGCCAACAGGTAGGCCTCTTTTTTTATACGCTCCATGTCCCATACTGCATAGTTATGTTCCATGAAGAATGTCAAACCTACTCCTGCAAAGTACTCTCTGTTAGTAAGGGCCTTAGGTCTACCCTTGGGAGCGAGCCTCTCGGGCTTTGACGTTGTCAAGCTTTCGGAAGTAAGCTTTGCTGTAGCCATGCTCGTAATTCCTTTTGTCTTCTGTTCCATCTGCAAAGAGGGAGTAGTCGTACTTGTTCTCATTGAAGTGTTTGATGCCCAACTTAAAGGTGTTCATGTATCAGTCCCCACTACAAAGCACGCTCCTGCTGAGATGTAATGCTCAGGTCGAAGAGTGACATCTTGATAGAAACGCATTAGAGCTGCCTCACAGGAGGTTTCTGTGGGGTGTTGCTGTGTAAAAAGACGACACCCTTCGATTGTCCCTGGTTCCAGTGGCCCCATACCGCAGATTAAGATATACCCTAGGATCATTGGACCACCGTAAACATGTTAGTTACTGAAGACTCGTCTGCTTCCTTCATGTCAGCCCCTTCTGTAATAAAATCGTACAACCCTTGGGTAGCTTCTAACAGCTCAGTAGGGGTAAACTTACTATTGGACATACAGAGGGTTGTCAGGATTTGGTACTTCATGTGGAGTTTATTCATTTGGCTTCCTTTGTGTTATACTAATAGTAAGCTAGTAGACTTACTGTGTCAAGGGGTTTTCGTGGTGATAAAATCTGTTGTTCCATGTTTCCAGTAGGTCCTCCATAAACTCATTAGTCATCTCAAACTCACACTTAGGACAGTACACTGTGTACCCAAGGATGTAGTCGTCTCGTACATCTTTGGTTTCAGCTAGTACTACGTTGTCTATACCGTCTGGTTGGGGTCCACAGAAGGGACAACACTCTAGGTAGAACTCATCATCCACTACACACCTTCCTTGATAAACGTTTCTACCCAGAGTTTAGTCATGCTGCTGCGTACAATGTCGTCCACACTAAACTCAATGATGGGGATAGGCATGTCGTATTTCTTAATAAGGTTAATAATACGTGAGAGACCATCAGCTTCCTTAAGGTCAGACTGCATTATGTCGCCATTCATAATTAGAGTAGAGCCTTCACCCATACGAGTTAGAAGCATCTTGAGTTCGTGGAAGGTAATGTTCTGAGCTTCATCGCAGATACAATAGGCATTCTCAAAGGAACGACCGCGCATAAGGGCTAAGGGCGCTATCTCGATGTTACCGTTCTTAACTCCAGTGTCCACTGTTCCCTTCCCTAAATGCCTGTCTAGTACATCAAGGACTGGGAGTGCCCAAGGCTCACACTTCTCACGTAGGTCACCCGGCAAGATACCGATACGTTCACCGACTGAGACGTGAGGTCTAGTGATGACAATCTTATTGATCTTTTTAGTGTAGTACAGAGAGGCAGCGACAGATGCTGAAAGATACGTCTTACCGCAACCACTGGGTCCTGAAACTATAACTTGCTCAGCGGTTACACACGCCTTGACGTACTCCCCTTGCTTCTCAGTCTTAGGGATGATACTGATAGACTTCTTGTCTACGTCATGTTTAGTTACCACACGAGCAGTCTTTGGCTTTGCTTTCTGCTGTACCATTACTTGTGAATCTCCTTTAGTGTTTCGTTGGCCCACTCTAGGTACTGTTGTGCCTTAGCGAGGTCTTCCAGAGGATTGCCTTTGTACATAGCCCTGTGGTTGTACTTAACGAGGTTGCCACGGCAGTATGCTACGAATCCATCCGGACCAAGGACTTGCTTGATGTAGGTAATACACTCGATGCCGTCCCCTTGGTTGTAGTGAGAAGGTTTACTCACTGGGTTGTAATTGCTCATGCTGTAAGTTCCTTAAATGAAACGGGGAATAGTGGCTCGACAATAGCCTTGATCTGCTCTGCTACCTGTGCTGTTTCTGCTTGGCTGTCACCCCATGAACGAGTGTTATACAGGGATGCCCAAGCGTAGAGGTTACCAGACCATACAAACTCTGTGTACATCGACTGAGGGAGGACCATACGGGCTTGTTCAGGGGCCACCATCTTTAATAACAGCATTTCGTACATTTCTTTACATAAGCCATACCCGTCTTCTGGTGTAAAGTAAGGGCCGTCTTCTAACTCAAGAATCCCTTCGACCACGCCAGTAGACCCCTGCTTCTTGTCAGCACTACGTCCTCGCCATACCTCAGGAGTATAGAACTCTGGGTCACTATCTACGTATCGACGAGACACCTCAGACCAAGGGTTAAACCCTGCTGTGTGCTTCTGTAGTTGACGAGCAACAAAGAGTGGAACCTTGAAGTGTAACTTGATCTGACCACCATTAGCAAAGGGTACCCAATGGGAAGGCATACGCTTAACGTGGTTGAGCAGCTTACGTAGCTCTAGGTCTAGCTCTTTGCACTCCTCTTCTGTAACAGGGTTGCACGAAAAGTCGTCATAGTACTGACCTAATCCACATGATGTAATTTCTTCGACAAGCTCCTCCCAGTCCTTGGTGGTACAACCACGGGCTAGAAACTTAATGAGGTGTGTGTCTTTGGCTGAGAGTATTCCTGGAGTAGGTATAGTAGCTTCAAATTGAGGGAGCAAACCAATAACAGTTACTTTTTGTGTGCCCCAGTCACTCTCACTAGAGAAGCTTACTCGTGCTGCGTTTACTACTTCCAAGTCAGACCCCATGTGGTCCTTGTAAGTTACTTTCATCTTCTATTCCTTAGTGTAGTTTCAATTAGGTTGAGCAGTTTAGACACAGTTGCTCAGGTGATAGCTTAATAGTAAAGTACTTTGAGTACTACGTCAAGGTGTTACTCACAGGAACGCATAAGTTGCCCTGTCTCCTCGTCGTACTTAATCTCACAAGCACCTCCCTCTTCTACTTGCCCTTCCTCTGTAGCTGTGAGGACAGACCCTGTAACATCGTTAGGTCGGTACGTTGTGCAACCCTTACACCCTGTGTCGTAGGCATCCATGTAGACCTGCTTGAAGGAATCAAAGTCGATATCCTCTGGACAGTTGATTGTCTTAGAGATACTGCTGTCTACCCAGCGTTGAGCTGCAGCTTGCATACGAACGTGAGCACTTGGTGTGAGTGTCTGAGCAGTAACGAAACTAGCAGGGAGCTTTACCCCTACGTTGTCTCGCTTGAACTTGGTAACACCGTAGTCTTCTACAACCTCAGTGATCTTGCTGCCATCCTTCTGCATTACCTTACGCTCATAGCTCAGGGCAAAGATAGGTTCAATACCAGAGCTAACGTTACCAGCGTACAGAGAGATAGTACCAGTAGGTGCAATAGAGGTTAGCAGTGCGTTACGGATACCGTGCTCCTTAATCTGTGAACGGATATGGCGAGGCATACCTTTCATGTTCTCAGTAGCCAGGTACTTCTCAGCATCAAACAGAGGGAATGCACCCTTCTCCTTAGCCAAGTCAATAGAAGCTTGGTAAGCAGCAACAGAGATCATCTTCATAATCTTGTCTGTCCAAGCTACTGCTTCATCTGAACCGTAGACGATACCTGCAAGTGCAAGTGCATCAGCAAGACCAGTAACACCAAGACCAATACGACGTTTGTTCTTAGCTTCTTCTTCCTGTTGAGGAAGAGGGAACTTAGAGACATCAACTACGTTATCCAGCATACGGACAGCTACAGCTACAGTAGACTGCAAGCTACTTTCGTTGATGGAGTAATCGAAGTCATCGAGTAGAGCGACAAGGTTAATAGACCCTAGGAGACAGGCACCGTAGGGTGGAAGAGGTTGCTCACCACAAGGGTTTGTAGCTGCAATAGTCTCACAGTAGTTGAGGTTATTCATCTTGTTGATACGGTCAATAAAGATAACACCTGGCTCAGCGTAGTTATACGTAGCTGACATAATCTTATCCCAGAGGGACTTAGCATTGATCGTCTTGTAGACCTTGCCGTTAAACTCTAAGTCAAACTTCTCGTTGTTCTTCACAGCTGCCATGAACTTGTCAGTGACAAGGACAGACATGTTAAACATACGGAGACGCGCAGGGTCACGCTTAGCGGAGATGAAGTCCTCGATGTCAGGGTGGTCACACCTCATGGTAGCCATCATAGCCCCACGGCGTACACCTGCACTCATAATAGTCCGGCAAGAGGAGTCCCATACATCCATGAAGGTTAGTGGCCCTGAGCTATCAGAGGCAACACCTTTAACCTCAGCACCCTTAGGTCGTAGCGTGGAGAAGTCATAACCAATACCACCACCTTGCTGCATAGTGAGGACAGCATCCTTGAGTCCATCGTAGATACCAGGAAGGCTATCCTCAAGTGTACCCATCACGAAGCAGTTGAAGAGAGTAACCTTACGGTCCCCTGTTCCTGCCCCAGCGTTGATACGGCCAGCAGGGATAAACTTGAAGGACTCTAGTGCTTCGTAGAAGCGTTCCTCCCAGTGCGCTGTGTCGTCTTCTGGCTCTGCTAGGTGCTTAGCAATTCGAGTCCATGTGTCTTGCACAGTCAAATCCAAAGGGGTACCATCGTACTCCTTATAGCGGTACTTCATGTCCCACATTTGTTCTGCGATAGGTGATCGAAATACGTTACTCATATATTATACTTCCTTTTCATCTAGTTTATCTAGAAACTGTTTGTAATCTTTTGTTGACATCATGTACTCCAGGACTACTAACACTGCTAGACACTCCTTAGTCTCCTCGAAAGAGTGTGCTAGTCGGTAGACATCTTTTAGTCCCTCCACTGTGATAGCGTCTAGTGTATCTATGTCAATACTAATCTTAGCCATACCCTCAGTTCTCATACTAAGTCTCCTAGGTATACCCGAGGATACTCGGGGTTCTTAATAATCTTACCATCTTCTCTACGTAAGATCGTACCGTCAGGCTGATACATACGTCCCATGTTATTCTTATGTACCAGGGATACTGCTTCATCTAACTTGTAACCCATCTCCCGAGCACGAGCATAACAAACGTACACCAAGTCAGAGAGTTCTTTTAGTTCTGCCTTAGGGCTGTGGTTCCCTACGTTTACTTCGTCCCGCCACTCGCCATACTCCTCTTGAATAGCAGTAGCATAACGTCCCTTGAGTATCGGTTGGTTAGCAGCAGTAGCATACTCTTCAACCATGTCGGCAATGGTGGGGGGTAGGAATGTCATCTGTGTCATGTTGTTTCTCCTGTGATTTTGTGTACAAGTTTCCATACAGAGGATAACCTGTTGTGTCCTTTGACGGCACCCCTAGTCTCTGACGGGGGGATACCTAGGTGCGCTGCTCCAAACTCTGTGTTAGTGAAAGCGTAGTCAGATGTATCCTCTAGGTTAGAGACATTGTATGCAACAGACTCTGCTACGAGTATCCTGTTCTTTTTACTTCCGACGTATACTTCAACCCATAGACTCATGTCTTCTCCTCTATAATTTTCTTACCATCCACCTGCATAGCCTTCTCCTTCAATAATGTGCTCTGAGATTTTACTCAATTTATACATCCTTACAGTTTGACCTGTGCAACAAGAACCCCATTGTGTGCTCTTCATACGTTTGTAAAGTTTCAATGCTTCTTCTTCACCTCTGATGTCTTCTCCTTGAGGATGGGAAACAAGATACAAGTCTGTCATGTTATGCTCCTAGTGATGTTTCACAAATATGTACTTGAGGTTTAGTATAGACATATACTTCTTCCACTTTAAAAACTTTAACCTCGTCAACTACTTTGTCAGGGTCGTCCAATTTAAGGTCTGCTATCCACTCTAACCTTTCATCGTCGTAAAGGAAGTAAGCGTCAGGGTAATCTTTAAAGTCTGTAAACCAACAGACATGCTCGTAACTCGTGCCACCTAGATCGTGTATTCGGTATACTAACTCTAACTTAGTGTTGTAACCTGGACGATACCTGATGATGTGGTCACCGTACATTATGTCTTCTCCAGTTCGATGTAGGTTAACTTAATGTCATCAATCTCGTAGAACGCTGTCTTAATAGTGTCCATGAGTACAGACAACACAGCTGCATCGTCACACTCAAGGAAGTTTGCCTCTGGGTCTACGGTTAGGTTTAGGTTTACTTCAATGTTCATGAGTACTCTTTCTTTAAGGCTTTCATAGAAACCCACTGGGGGTCGTACATTCCGTCCTCTACCTCGCGCTTAACCATGACACCTTTAGCCCACGCTAGATTCGATTGCCCAGCCCAAGCTTCGTCCGCCCCTTTGTAACAACCAACGACAGACGCGATAAGGCCAGGAGAACGAGCACCGTCTTTGAAAGCGATATTACGTAGATGACTATGGCCGCAAGTTGAAGAAGCGTTACGAGTGTTGAGGAGGCCATAAGCATGGTGGGTACCTGCAACAGCCCTGCCAGAATTACCAGGAGCAAAGTAGTGAGCGTAGTCCACACCATCGTAATTAGCGATAGCGGGGGCTGAGTTCTCATACTCGTGGTACTCGTCGAACCACCTGTCTGTTTGAAGATGGCTAAAGGAAATCCCGTACTTTGATCCCTCAAGTCGTGGGTCAAGACCGACAGCAGTTTGGATTCTATGTTCATGGTTTCCCTCGAAGCCAACCCACTGAGGTTTACCCTTGCGGTGGTACCTGAACTGGTGCCGGAGTCTTTCTTGGGAGTCGTTGTAGACATCAATATCCGCCTCGTAGTTCTGGGCTACAATAGCCTGTGGTCTTCCCTTGTCGTAGGAGTTTAAGCTGCTCATGTCTGCCCCGTCACCTAAGTCAATCACCATGTCAGGCTTCAGGTCGTAGATAAACTTACCAAGCCAATCAAACCTCTCGTTACTTGCCTCTGGTTTAGCATGAGCACAACTAAATACTAGCGTTGTTTTACCCATCGTGTTCTCCTTTAATACGACATTCCTCTAAGGACAAGTAGTAGTCCAGAGATACAATGGCGAGTGGTTTCTTTCTATCCCCTTGGATAACAAGGAGAGGTTCGTATGAACCAGAGGCTTTCTCCGCCTGCTCATACAACCCATAGATTGCAAACTTAGAGTACCTCTTGCACTCAATGCTGACTGGCATATACTTACGAGCAGCAGGGGAAAGCTGCACGTCTTCCCCTCCCTGTCCCATACCAGTAGACTTAACGTCATCCTCTACGATACCCCGAGGAGTAAGCAGAGCTATGAGTTTATCTCGTACAAGCTGTTGAAGTTTCCGTCCCTTGGCCTTGGCACTAGACGTTGTTATTCTAGTCATACGTATCTCCCCAGCTAACTCCTTCACAAGCGCACTCAGAAGGTTCGTGAGCAGAGCAAATACAGGTTGGAGTAAAAGACTCACCATCATAATAAAAACCTCTAGACCCACCGGATGCACTGTGCATAACAATTAGCTCTTGCTTACTGTCGTCTACAGTTATAGAAGCCCATCCGTACCTAGGGTCTTGGTCGTACTGGTACTCTACTTTCATCACCAAATCTCCTTGTTAATCTCTGGTACCTGTGGTTCCTTACCTACGAAGGTGAGGTGCGATGGACCACCTGAGTACATGAAAGTACGCATCCCAGGGTAGCACTTCTTCTTACGAAAGCAGTAAGTACACAGCGTTGACAACTTCATGTTAGGTGAAGTCTTTGATTGAGGAACTGGAGCAGCAACAGCAGGGATGGGCGGCATAGGGCCTTTGACCATGTCCTTCTTGTGTTGTACCTCAGCTTCCTTGTGGGGTAGGCGGGTAGTGAAGTCATGTACGTCGAGACACAACTCAAAGCGGTTCTTCTTGATGACAAGGAAAGCTGCCTTGTTCTTCTCGGTAACCAGTGGATCGTCTTGACCAGCGTAGAGGTAGGAGCTGAGCTGACTGCAGTAACCGAAGGGATCATTAGAAGCTAGGTCTCCACGCTTAAACTTCTCGAAGGAGAAGTCACTAGCAGACTTAACATCAACAGTCCACCCGTCGATGATACAGTCACGGTGACCTTTGATACCATTGACGTAGAGAACATCTTGCTCTCCTTGTACGTCATGCCCTGCTGCCTTAGCAAGAGCAATCACTAGGGCTTCCAGTAGGTCACCATAGAAGAACGTACCCTTGAGTTCAGCATTGATTACTTCCTGTTGGTCAGGCTCGTTTACCTTAGACCACAGTTGACGTTCACAGGGTTTGCCAATACCGGAGAGACTAAGGGTATCCCTAGGCTTCTCCGGTACACCACCGAAACGTTCACTAGCTACCTCAGAGATTGTATCTGCAAGGTACTTAGTGATCGTCTCGTCCCACCCCCTTTCCCCGTCAACCACCTTCATAATATCAGGGATAAGTGTTGAGATATCTTTAGGCATCCTCAGTGACCACCTCTGCGTCTTCAACTTGGTTCGCCACAGTAGTGAGCCACGCAGGGTTAATATCACGGGTAGACAATCGCTCTAGCTCCTCAGGCTTAAGCATGAAGGACAAGGTCTCATTGAGAGAGTCATAGAAGGAGATGTGAGCAGGGTCATTAGCTGCCTCGATATCCTCCAGCACTGTGATAAGACGTAGTGTTACAGTGGTGTCTAGTTGCATCATCATCTGTGCTGCATAGTTTGTAGAAGTGCTCATGAGTACGGCTCCCTGATTGTGTACGAGTTGAGGTTACGAATGACATCCATTGAGACACCGTTAACCTGTGTGTTGATAGCAAACTCAGAGCCTACCTGTTGGTCAGGGTTCTGTAGTTGCACTTGGAAGACAGCGTTTAACGCTGCCCCCATTAGTTCTGGACCGCAGTCTAGGATTATTTTCTCCATTAGGATGGTGCCTCTACGTACACTACTTGAGTTACTGCTTTAGGAACTACCTCAAAAAGAAATACATCAAGATCACATTCTTGACTCTCTGTTGAACCGACAGACCAAGAGAGGTTAAAGAATTTACCTGTGTCCTTCTCTTTAATAATACTCTCGTAGCGGGTGCTCCAGCGGCTTGCCCCTGTAGGACTCTCGTCAACAACTGTTTCAAAGTTTGGGTGGTCACCCCAGACCATGTCTTGTAGGTCTTCTTCTGTGTACTTCACCAAGGTATCCTCCATTAGAACGGCAGCTTGGCAACACCAGAGTCACCTTCCATAGGTGGCAACTCGATGTGTTCAATCACTCGCATACCTTCCATGCGGCAACCCTTGCCCATCTTAGTGTCATATACTGTGTATGCAAGCTCAACAGTAGAACCATTGCCAATCAGGGTGCCATCCCATGCGTCTTTGTTTGCATCTACTACCTGAGGTGGACCCCCGAAGGCACTGATAGTGGGGTGGGTATGCTTACGTTTAAACTTGATAGACATACCTTCGTCAGTAGCCTTAGGGGTAGTACGTGCGCCAGTCGATACGAAAGCATCAAGCTCTTCCTTGTCAACCACGAGGTCAACAACGTATGCACCACCTGGCCCATGGAAGTCTTCGTTCTTGTCTTTGTTATGAGCAAATACCTTAGCCCACTGTGCAGTTCCGGTAATGTAATAGGTGTTAGAAGCCATTTGTGATTCCTCTTATAGCTGTCTGTTGTTTCAATACGTTAATAGTAAGTTAGTCTTAGAGTTGTGTCAAGGGTTATCGTAAGTACTCGAACAAAGATTCTACAGCGTTGGGGGGTATAAAGAACTCTTCCATAGGACCTAGATCAGCTCCTGGTAACCACCCTCGTGTTACCTGCCAAATTTCTACGTTAAGCGAGCCATCGGAGGGGCGACCAACCCTTACGTTACTAGTTATTTCTTCCATTTTATAAGACATTGTTATTCTCCTTAGTGTGTTAAGGGTTCTTGTCGAACTTTACATCTGGCCTACGTCCTGGCTGGTACTTAAAGTACTTTACGTACGCTGAGTAAGTACCTACGCTGCCGTCAGGAGACCATCCGCTTGCAAAGTGAGTAGACCTACGTGTGCCAAGTATGTATCCCTTCTTCTTCATTTTCTTACAGTCCTTGCAGGTGCAAACGTAAGCCATTGTGTTCTCCTTAGTGTGTGTGTTTCTTTAAGTAGTCTATCGCTTTCTGTAAACCTTCAACTGTGTCTCCAAGACCTCCGATACTCTTGTTACACATACGACATAACAAACCTCTTACTTCTTTAGTAGAATGACAGTGATCAACGCAGAGGTAGGTCTCTTTGCTAGGCTCGCCACAACAACCACAGAGTCCTTCCTGTTCTTTGTACAAACTGTTGTAGTCTTCAGGGGTAATACCGTATTTAGTTTTTAACCATGACTTTCTCTGTTGAGTTATGAAGTTAGGGTTTGCCTTGTTTTTAGCAACGTGACAGACTTTACAGTCTGGGGTGTAGCCATCCTTAGCAGATTTCTTTCTAAAGAAGAAGTTGAAGGTTGCTGGTTTATACTCCTTACAATGCTTACACCGTTTATCAGTGGGTTTCAAGCCAAGACCTCCCTACTCGTGTCTCACCAGACATTGGGCAAAACAATCCGAGTTCTTCTCCTGTAGCTACAAGAGCTTTACACTGTAGGTAACCTACTCTTTCTGCTTCTTCATACGTCCCACAAACTTCTGTTTGGTACTCATCGTGAACCAGATTGACTTGCTTGAAGTTCAAGCCATCTTCTGTACACCACTTGTCCCATAACCAGTTGGCTCTCTTCATGATTACAGCTTCTCCGTTCTGCAAGTACCCTGCAAGCATCAAGTACTCTGAGGGACATATAACTTTTCTACCGTCGAAACCTTCAAAGTAACCTCGGGCTGCATCTCTACGGATAAGTCCTGATTTAAGTTTCCCAAGTCCCGTGGTACGTTCAACGAAAGAATCCACCGCTCCTTTAGCCTGTTGTGTTGTACATCCCAGGATGCGAGCGACCTTGCCACTTCCTGCCCCGAGTAACCAAGCGTAGATACCTTATGTTCAACTGAGTTCGTTAGGCTCAGCCCGTTCTCTTATGAACTGCTGCATGTCTCCATGCAGAGCAGACTATATCACCACTCTCCTTAGAGTGCTCGGCGCTTCCACCCACTTGGGTGTACTCTACTAACTTCCATCTTTCGATGTGCTTTCGATAGTCGTTGCACCTTCTAAGTAATCAATAGCTTTGTTTACTTAGCTTGGCTCAGGATTGTCCTCGTCTTTACGTTAGGAGTTTCCCTGAGTTCACCGAGTTTATAGACTTCTACGTGTTAAAAGTCTTGGCGTGGTCCCGAGTAAGGTGACCAAGTCCGAGTGCTGCACGGTTAACGTTGTGGATGTCTGTTCCATCTTCTTTTCTCCCTTCAAGGATAGCCTGTACGTACTCGTCGTTCTTTAGGTAGTGAGCTAGGATACGCAGCTGGATAGACTCAGCGTCTGTACCTACCAGCCAGTTACCCTCGTCCACTGTAAACATAGCACGTAGTTGACCGTCAAACCTTTCCTTAACTAGGTCAACCGCAGTCACCGCTTCACCGTGAAATGGTGAGGAGATGTTAGCTAGGTTAGGAGATGAGTGGGACATCCGGTGAGTCCATGCGCCAATATGCCAGAAGTTAGTACGGATACGTCCGTCACTCTCACACTCCCTGATACGTTCCTCTAGTGGCTTGAGTCTACCATTGAGGCACAACCACTCAGCAAGGTCACGAGCGCCCTGAGGTGCCGTACTAGGCAGTGTCCCAAGGTTCTCGTCTGTTACTGTCCAACCATAGTGGTCAAACTCTTCCTTCTTCTTGTCGTACATCTCTTGAGTTAGTATCTTCTTACCCCACTTGTCACCTACTGCACCCCGTTGAGAGAACTTGTAGTGTGACTTGGACTTCTCAGTAGGGTCCCACCCTGCCTCCCATAGTTTATCAATACGGTTGAGGTGAGACCCAGGGTTAAACGATACCCAGTTGAAACACACCAGTTCGTCCCCCTCGATTACAGTCTTAGGAAAGTTATCCATAGCGTTAGCTGTGGTGACATACAGTTCACCGTCTGCCTTAGTACGATACTGTATGCGATGAACCTCCTTAAGCTCAGGTGGGAATGCTCGTTGCATCCCTGCACTAAGCTCGTCGAGTCTGTCCTGTATCTGAGGTAGTACTTCGTTAGCAAGCTGTAGGTTAAACTTAAAGCCATTGTCGTGCATCTTCTTACACAACATAGCCATACGGTGCTCAGTTTCCATTGACATAGCCCAAGCAGGATCGTCGATATACTTCTTGTACTTGTTGTATATCTTGGTGCCTAAGTCTACGTCGTCTTCACAGTAGGACAACATCTCTGGGGTGTACTTCTCCCAATCGTTGAACACTGTCTTGGCTTGCCCTAATGATATACCAATCTCGTTTAGTCCGTGACCGTTGTACCCTACATAGTTCACAAGGCGGGAGACAACAAAGGTGTCACAGATTTTAAAGGGATCAATTACCGTGGACCCGAGTAGTTTATTTATCACGGGACCATCGTAGCTTATGCCGTTGTGGAATACCCAACGGTCTACTGTTTTTGCGTAGTCAATGAAGGTATCATACCCTGAGGTTATGTCCCAGGCTTTGTAGGACTTTCCCCCTAGTTCCTTATTGACTACACACCACAGGTTGTCTGGGTCTAGCCCATCTGTTTCGCAATCCGAGACTACTGTTAACATGTGTTCTCCTCTAATAGTCCAAATAAAAGAATAGTAACTAGGTAAATTGTTAGGTACCAAGGTTGCTCTAGGTCTATAGTTAACACCAAGGGTCCAATAGTAAGGAAAAGAAACATTGAGAGTATAACTATAGAAAGAAATACAGCTGCTGTTGTTTCTAGTATAACTCTAAGACCTGATACAAACACCTTTAGGACTGTTAGCATTGTTACTCCTCCAACAAGGCTACACCCAACACAATTAAAGCTCCCTCTACTTCTTTTTGTCTGGCATGTTTACCTTCTTTAAATGCGTCCTTCAAAGCTGCAAGGATAAGGTTGCTTTCTCTTTTTGACTTTGCCTGCTTAAGCCAGGCTTTTACTCTTGCTTCATTCATCTGTCTCTCCTTAAGTTAAATACATTACGGTTACTCCAACACCAAGCATCACACCAGCCAGTACCCCTACTAAGAAGTGCCAACCCCAGGGTGTGTGCCCATGTCTTCTTCTTCAAACTCTTCAATCATAAAGTTCATTGGTTACTCTCCTGATTTAATGTACGTACCCTGTAGCTTCATACCACTGAGCCACTTGGTAGCAGCAGCAGACTTGCAGTCAAGCTTAGTTACAGTAGCAATACTTGAGCTGTCCTTTGGTACTACGAGGTCACCAACTGCCCAGTCTCCGGCAGTAGCGAAGTAGCTATACCCTTGTGTAGCCCCTGAACGGTGATCGTTAAACTTAATCTCTACAGTGTAAGGGAAGACTTCCTGTACGTTAACCTTAGGTACAGCCATAACTGTGCCTTCACCCTTGATCTCCATTACCCAGTCACCTGAGCTGTTTACTGCCAGCTTAGTTCCGAATACTGTCTTACCGTCTGTTGTGATTTCATAAAGTTTAACCATTGTATTTTCCTTTGGTTGGTCTGGTGTTTCGAAGATAGTCTTACGATAAGGTAGGTTGTGTTCAGAGGTACTGTACTTAGCACGGATACTCTTTCCACTCGACCAAGTGTGCTCGTTTGGCCCCCATCCTAAGAATACAAATAGTTTTGAGGTTTCGTTTACTTGGTAGGTTAAGCCTACCTCCATGTTGGCTGTGTTAATCCACATTTAAAACTCCTTCTCTCCTAGTGTGAAGCTTGAGGGATCGAACTCAAGCATACCCCCGAATCCTGTTGGACCAACGGGTCGGTTCTTATCAACGATAAGACTCGTAGTGTTACGAGTATCATCATCAGGAGCCAGCTTGTCACGGCTTAGCTTGACGACAACACTGGCTCGCTTACCAATCATACGGCAGTCACGTATCTGCCCATCATCATTCTCGTGAGCAATAGACACAATGCCTACCCCTAGTTCAGTAGCAAGACGGGACAGCTTGGTGGATAACTCACTGAGCCAGCCCTCAATACTTGCATCGTTCTGTCGTGAGTACGCTAGGTCTTGGATAGGTTCAAAGAACACGTACCGGCAGCCACATACCTCTGCGAAGTACCTGATCTGTTCAAGGATAGACATAGGGTCATCGTCTACACTTAGGGTAAACTGATAGAAGTTTTCACGATCAGTAAACTCTTTGATAGCCTGTAGCACTTCGTCCTCTGAGGTACCCTTGTAACTCGGGAGGTATACA